CTTTAACCAAGGCGGTACTTCTTTATTAGTAACAAGAGTAGCTTCAGGTTCTTATACGGTAGCTACAGCAAGCATTGCAGCATTAAATGGAACAACAGCTATTCAATTGAATACACTTTCAGTTGGAACAATAATGAATAATGCTACTGGTTCAACTATTAATGGTGCATTACCTTCTGGTTCAACTGCTAATGTTAGATGGGAAATTGTTGGATATAATACTGGATCAGGTAATTTTACTTTAAATATTAGAAGAGGAGATGATTATGAAACTAATAAAAATATATTAGAAAGCTGGTCAAACTTATCTTTAGATCCAAACCAAACTAATTATATATCATATGTAATTGGAGATCAATATCAAACATTAACTCAGGATGCAAGCACTGGAGCTTATTATTTACAAACTACTGGTAGCTATGCTAATAAGTCCAAATACGTATATGTATCATCAGTTAATACTACTCCTAACTACCTTAACCAGTTAGGTCAACCTCAAACACAATATACAGCGTCATTGCCTAACTCAGGATCTGGTTCTTTAAATGGTGGATTTGGTAGTGCAACTGGACCTTTTTGGGGATCTTATGGATTAGCACCGTTAAACATGTTTGAAAATAATCCAACTATAACAGCTGTTTACTCTAATCCAGTAACAAATATCCAAGGAATTTATGGACCTGATTATGATACAGCAATTAGTTTATTAGGTAACCAAGATCAATATGACTTTAATATTATATATGCACCAGGTTTAACTAATCAAAATGCACCTATTGAAATTACTAACTTACTTAACTTATCAAGTACAAGAGGTGATAGTATTTCTGTAGTAGATTTAGTTGGATATAATCAGAATATAGGAACTGTAACAAGCGCAGCTACTAGTTTTGATAATTCATACGGAGCTACTTATTGGCCATGGATTCAAATTAAATCTTCTGAAACTGGAAGAATGAATTTTGTTCCACCATCAGTATTAGTTCCAGCAGTATATGAATACAATGATAAGATTGCTGCAGAATGGTGGGCACCAGCAGGTTTAAATAGAGGTGGATTATCTACTGCATTACAACCTGAAAGAAGATTATCTATCACAGATAGAAATAACTTATACGCTGCGAAAGTTAATCCAATTGCTACTTTTACTGGAGTAGGTACAGTTATCTATGGTCAAAAAACATTAGCAGCTAAAGCCTCTGCTTTAGATAGAGTAAATGTTAGAAGACTATTGATTTCTCTTAAGAGATATATTAGACAAATTGGCCAGAATTTAGTGTTCGAACCAAATACTCAAGTTACTTGGAATAAATTCTTAAATCAAGTTAATCCTTATTTAGAATCTGTACAACAAAGACAAGGTCTTTATGCATTCCAAGTAATTATGGATAGTACTAATAATACACCTGATCAAATAGATAGAAACATTTTAGTTGGTAGTATTTATTTACAACCTACAAGAGTAGCTGAATTTATTCAATTAGACTTTAATATATTGCCAACCGGTGCAACTTTCGCACAATAATAAAAATAATAAATGAAAAATAGTACATTAGTTAGAATCAAAGTACCAAAAGCTTTATACGAATCAGCTCTTAAAAAAGCTTTGATGGAAGCAAAAGAACCAATCAGAGGTCATAAAGGAAAAAAATATTCCAAAGAAGATGATTATGACAAACCCGCTAAAAAAGTAAATCCTAAAGCTGGTCATAAAAAAACTGAACTAGTTGCTAAAAAGAAAAATAGCAAAGTTCATGGAGATACTTATACAGAAAAAGCACCAGTTAAAAAGAGCGAAATGAAAATGACCTCTAATAGTCCTTTAGCTGAATCAAAGAAAAAGAAAATTAAAGAATCTGATGAATTTGGTAGCTCATTTCCTCAACCAAATAGTTCTAATACAGGAGGTTCTAGATCAGCAACTTTATATCCAAATAGAAAACCTGAAAAAGATACAAATAGATTAGCTGAAAAGAAAAAAATTAAAGAAAGTTTAGCTGCTGGAGATTGGGGAATTGCTGCGGGTGCATTGGCCACTTTTTTAGGACTTTCTACTATGATTGTTAAAAACATGTTCAAATACATGAAAGATAATAATCTTAAAGGCATGAAAGGTTTTATGCAAGCTTATAATGCAGTGGGTAAAGGTGTAACTGGACAAGTTGATCAATCTAAAGGATATCAAAACGAAGGTAAGAAAAAAAAGGTTGAAGAGAAGAAGAAATATAATTTAAAAGAATTAGCAGCTCATGATGCTTTAGAAAGTGGAGAGTATATAGAGGTGAAAAAAGGCACAAAAGTTCCTGTAGGTAATTCTGTAATTAGAAAAGACGGAAATTTATTTTTAAATGTTCTTAAAATAATGGGAGATCCATTTAATCCTGAGACTACTTATCTACTTCAATACGATATGGATGGCGAAAAAGAAAAAGTTAAAAGGAAAGATTTAGAAAAGTATTATATAGTTGAAAAATAAATTCAAAACGAAAGTAAGAAAAAAAAGGTTGAAGAGAAGAAGAAATACTAATAACAAGATATTTATACAAAATAACGACAAATGCCAATTTTAGATCCATCAGAAATCATGTTTACGAGCTTTGAACCAATTGTTCAAAATCGCTTCGTATTCTATTTAGACGGTGTACCTTCATATTTGATCAAAAAAGCTGATGCTCCCGGTGTAACATTGGGTGAAATCAAAATTGAACACATTAACGTCTACCGTAAGTTAAAAGGCAAAGCAGAATGGAAAGACATTGCTTTGGAGTTATATAGTCCAATTTCTCCATCAGGCCAACAGGCTGTAATGGAATGGGTTAGATTACACCACGAATCTGTAACAGGACGTGATGGTTATTCTGACTTCTATAAAAAAGATTGTAGCTTATCAATTTTAGGTCCAGTTGGAGATATCGTTTCTGAGTGGATTATTAAAGGAGCTTTTATCAAAGAAACCGGCTTTGGTACATTTGATTGGGCTACTGCAGATCCTACTATGATAACTTTATCACTCGGAATGGATTTTTGCGAGCTAAATTATTGAGTTGAATTACTAGAATATTCACTGAACTTAATTTTTAATTTCATAAAACCTCCTATATTTATTATAAAGGAGGTTTTTTTATGCTTACAAGTTATTTCAAAATTATTAGACAAGCTATCAAAGAAGATAGATCAAAAGACGGTGAAACTTATTACGAAGCTCACCACATAATACCCAAATCTTTTGGTAAAAAAAGTTCAACAGTATTGCTCACAGCGGATGAACATTACAGAGTTCACAAAATACTAGTGGAGTGCTTTAAAGATCACTCATTATACGCTTATAAAGTATATTGGGCTTTCCATAGAATGTCATATGATGGTTCAAAGACTTTAACAGAACAAGAGTACAAAGAAGCTAGAGAAATTCTTATGCCCTTGTGGAAAAGGACTAAATCAGAGTCGCACAGAAAAAATATTGGTATTTCTCACAAAGGTAGAAAACAAATTATTAATCCAATTAATGGAGAATTTAAGTTAGTAGATCCTCTAGAATTAAAAGACTATTTAAGTTTAGGTTGGATTAATAGTAATAGAAGTGTAGGGACAAAAAGATCAGATGAAACAAAAAAAATACAATCAACTAAAGCCACTATTAGGCAAACCGGTAAAATAGGGGAAGAATCAAGAGCAAGTAAAGGAATAGTTATATGTGAGAATATAGAAACAGGAGACAAAATAGAAGCGGGATCTGCTCTTCAAATGTCTAAAAAATTAGGCAATATCCATTATTCAGTTATACACGAAGCTTTAAATGGATCTAACTATGCTAATTATAAACCTAGATCTAAACGCAGCAAATACTATAATTTCCTTCAGACCCATAAAATATACTATAAATAAAAAAATTGTATTTGTATATTTATAATAAACAAAACAATTTATGTCCGAATCAAAATTTATGGTGCCTACTGAAATGGTAGACTTGCCAACAAAAGGATTATTATATCCTCCAACCAATCCATTAGCATCAGGAAGTGTAGAAATTAAATACATGACAGCTAAGGAAGAAGATATATTGACCAATGCGAACCTGTTACGTCAGGGCTTAGCTATTGAGAAGATGCTTAAGTCTGTTATTAAATCTCCAATCACTTACGAGGACCTCATTATGGGAGACAGAAACGCTATCCTAATAGCAACAAGGATCATTGGATACGGTAAAGATTACCTTTTAGAGGTAACAAATCCAAACACAGGAGAACTAGAAAAAGTAAACGCTGATTTACAAACATTAAAATATAAGGAAATTGATTTTTCTGTATTTAATAATGGCGAAGTTACTTACGAATTACCTTACACTAAAAATACGGTAACTTTTAAAATGTTAACTATAGCTGATGATAAAAGAATTGATGAAGATTTCAAATCCATTAAAAAAGTATTGGGCTATGAACCAGGAGCAAGTGAAAGATTAAAATATCAAATCACTTCAATAAATGGGGATAGAGCTCACAAAACAATTGTTGATTTTATCGATTCAGGTGCTTTATTAGCAAGAGACGCTAATCCCTTAAGAAGATACATAGCATCAGTTACTCCAGACGTAGATATGACAACTACGGTTACATTAAAGGATGGTACTCAATTAGAAGTCGATGTACCTATGACAGCAGAGTTCTTTTTTCCCGGATTTGGTTCTTAATTAATCTAAGGAATATGGAAAAAATTAAACATTGTCCGTTATTCCCAGGCCCAGAATATAGACGAGTCTTTATGAATGAAGTCTTCGAACTTACTTATCATGGGGGAGGAGGTTTCAGTTACTCAGAGGTGTGGAATATGCCGGTTTCACACCGTCGTTACAATCTAAAAAAGATTAACGAATACCTTGACAAAGTTGAGGAAATGAGAGAACGCGATAAAAAGTTGACGAATAAATCTGATCTAACGGAAGTTAAAATACCTGAACACGTGAATAAAGCTTCACAGAAAGAGCCCACGTACGTATCTAAGATCAAAAAATAATGGTTGATATTTATATCTAAGAAAATAACTTTAGATGGCAGACACTACTCCAAATGAACAATCAGGACAACCTGAATTTAATATTTCAGAAGCTAAAGTTCTTAAGACTCTTCTTAAAGACATAGCTAAAGATGGGGGATATTATAAAGATAGTTTAAAAGAATCTGTAAAAGAGTTAGATAAAGTACTAAAAAACTATTCTAAAATAGGAGCAAAATTATCTGCTATTAATGAGTCAGCTATCAATATAAAAGATTTAGAAAAAGAGATCAAATCTACTACTGAGAAAAGATGGGAAAATGATAAAAAATTATTATCATTAAGCGATAATTTAAAAACCTCAGAAAAAAAACAAGCTGAATCTTATTTAAAAAACATATCTGATAGAGCAATTGCTGAAGCAGCTTTTAATCAAGCTAGAATTAAAGATGATTTTTCTTTAATGGAATCTTTAAATAAAGCTATAAATAGATATGATAAAGTTATTGCAAAAAAAGAGGACATGATGTCCATCGACCAATTAGAATATGCGCAAGCTAAAAAAACTCAAGAGACATATGATGAGACTCAAAAAAGATTATTGACTCAAAAAGTCATAGAAAAAGACATAGCGAATCAAATTGGTCTTTCTGGTGGAGCTGTTATGAAATTAGCTAAGAATTTTGGTATTGGAGAACAGGCTGCAGAAGCTATGGTCAAAAAAGCCAGAGATCTAAATAAAGAAGGTAAAAAAATATCATTAGCTGATAAATTTAAAGTTCTTAAAGATGTAGGAAAAGATGCTATTAAAAAAACTTGGGAAGATCCTTTAGGAAGAGCAGCTATAGTTGCTGCAGGATTGGGTCTTGCTTTTAAAGGAATTGGAAAAGCTGGGAATCTTGTAGGTTCAACTATAGGAAATGCAGGAAAAGCTATGGGTGGATTAAACGAAAATTCTACAGGTGTAGTATCTAATTTGACAAGTGGATTTTCTGGAATGTTAAAATCTCTTCCTTTAGTAGGTGGATTAGTAGGAGGGATTGTAGATGGACTTTCTGGAGTTGCTGATTTATTATTGGGTGCAAATGATCAAATAATTAAGGCAGGAAGAAATTTAGGTCTAAGTAGGGGTGAGGCAGAAAAAATGGCCAATCACTTCCAAGACGTATCGTTTAGAAATAACGATATATACGTTACTTCTAAAAAATTAATGGACACTCAAGTTTCTTTGGGCGCTCAATTGGGAATTAACAATCAATTAACAGACGAACAACTATCAACTTTAACCAAATTAAAGGACATAGCAGGAATAGACGAACAAACTCAATTAAGCATAGCGGAGAGCTCTACTATTACGGGTAAAACTGCAAAAGAAACAACTCAAGCAGTTTTAGCACAAGTAGTTGGATTACAAAAAGCAACAGGGATAAGTTTAAATCAAAAACAAATTTTAAAAGAAGCCTCTTCGTTGGGCGGTTATTTAGGACTTTCTTTCGCTAAATACCCAGGTCAATTATCAAAAGCTTTAGTAACTGCAAAATCGTTTGGTTTAGAATTAAAACAATTGGATTCAATAGCCGATTCGTTCTTAGATTTTGAATCAAGTATTTCAAACGAGTTTGAAGCACAATTATTGACAGGAAAGGACATTAATTTAACCAAAGCTAGGGAAGCATTTTTAAATAATGATTTGGCCACAGCTGCAGGAGAAATAAGTTCTCAAGTTGGTTCTTCTGCCGATTTCATGAAGATGAATAGAATCCAAGCAGAATCATTGGCAAAAGCCATGGGTATGTCAAGGGATCAATTAGGCGACATGCTTAAAAAACAAGAAATATTAGCCAATATTGGTGCAAAAGAAACTGATAGTTCTGCGAAACAGTTCGAACTTGCAAAAAAGAAATACGCAACTCAAAAAGAATTTAATGCCGCTTTAGGAGATGAAGCTTTCCAAAATATGCAAAACGCTTCTACACAAGAAAAGATTGCTGCGTACATGGATAAATTAAAAACTTCCATCGTTGATTTTGTTGAAAGATCTGGTTTAATTGATAAAATAGAAAACTTTATAAATTATTTATCGAATCCTCAAAATATGCAAGGAGTTTTAAATACAATCAAAGGAGTTATTGCTAGTGCAATAGAGTTCTTTGGTGGAGTAGCTTCTAATGTTGCTTCTTTAATAAGTCATATGCCATTTACTGATACTCAAAAATGGCAAAATATAGCAGATAAAATAGATCAAGGCACAAATATAGCAGCAGAATCAGTTAGAGGAGTTGGAGGAAATACTTCAATGGAAGGTGGTTCATCTATAACAGATAGAACCGCAAAAGCCATGGCCCTTTCTGGAATTTCATACATACCAAAAAATATTGCAAATGAAGGTAATTCTGTTGACAAAAGTATAAATTTTCAAATAATACAAAAACCTGGAAATAAACCAGGAGAAATGTTGTATAGAATAATTAATGAAGACGGAGGTGCAGTATTATATGATTGGCAATCTGGAGTTTACGGATTAACAAAATAAAAAATTAAAAAATGCCATTAGTAGATTTAAAAACATCTCTAAAAAGTTTAAAATTTGGAAAAGATAGACGAGGTGGCGGAAATTCTGCACAACCGTATGAAAGATTCTCCATTCCAGATTTACTTGCTACACCACTAATAACAGATTTTTGGCAGAATAATGATACTAATATAGATTACCCACTTAGAGGAGGAGGATTATATAATGGTCAATCTTATACATTAAGTGGACAAATAGACAAAGATAGAATCAGTAAATTTTTTAAAGATTCTCCTAGAGGCACTGCTTTTATACAAAAACAAATTGGATTACAAAAATCTAATCCAAAAATGGAAACTGGTACCGCCAACGTAACTCTTTCTAATATACAAACTTTATTAGGTAGTTTTGGCGCAACATTTGGATTTCCTGCAGGATTGGGATCTACTTATGGTGCTGGAGGAAATAATCAAGTTTATAATGATGGAAGAAATACGCTAGCTCAAGTTTTATCTTCAGGAACTGGAGTTCACATTCCAAGAGCAGGAGCAACTCCAATAAATTTATCTGCTAAATATTATACAGATATAGTTGGAAGTCAGATATACACTACTGATGACATAACAAAAGTTAATAGACTTCTTATTTTACAGAATTTAAAAGTTAGATCAAATTTAAAAGCAAATCAAGCTGTTAGATTAACAAATACTAATATGTTGGCTACAGTAACTAATTTTGGAATATCAACTAGAGCTAGTATATTATTTGATTATTTGGGTGGCCCCGGATCTACATATGGAGATGGATCTACTATTATTAGAAGATCAACAAATAGCTCTGATGGATATGATTTAACTCAAAGAAGAGTTGATTTATTTCCTGGAGTATTTACTATGGCCTATGATAAAATAGCGAATAATAAAGAATCTACAAAAAATCCTGGAGAAAGAACAGGATATTCTAGAAATAATAGATCTTCTCTTATACAAGATTTTAGACAAGAAATTCCTGGAGTTGATTATTTAGCTTGGGATTCTACTAAAGGAGTTGATTATAGATTTTATGATAAAGGAACAGATAAATTAAATGCTCATTTAGCGTACGAATTAACATATAATGATCCTTTTACTCAGAATAATAATGAAACTGATGATATGATTAAATTTGGTTTCGAATGTATGAGTAATGATCAATTTGGATTTTCAACGCCTTTAATATTTAGAGCTTTTTTAAATAAAGGTATTAGCGATAGCAATACAGCTCAATTAAATCCCTTTAAATATATGGGTAGAGGAGAAACATTTTACACATATCAAGGATTTGAAAGATCAATTTCTTTTGGATTTAAAATAGTCGCGTTTTCAAAAGACGAATTATTTCCTTTATATAGCAAATTAAATTATTTAGTTTCTCAAGTTTATCCGGATTACTCTACAACTACCGGAGTCATGAGAGCTCCTTTAATTAAATTAACCATCGGTGATTATGTATATAGAATGCCAGGATTTTTATCATCAATAAATTTAAATATTGATGTTAATGCTCCATGGGATTTAAACGAGGATGCAGATAGCGCTCAATTACCTAAAATTATAGATGTAGATATAGATTTTAAACCAATATTTGATGAACTTCCTAGAAGATCTACTACGTTAGATGAATACGGAAATATCAATCAAGCAGTATTAGTAGGAGATCTTTCTTCAAAATCTAAAGTTATTCCTAGAAGTCAAGAAAATGTAATCAGCACTCGTACTCCGATAAGCGGAGTTCCTCCTGCTGCTAGAACTGATACTAATTTTAATCCCGATTCTAAAAATATTTTAATAAGAAGTCGTAATTTGGGTAATATTGTTAATACTACTTTAATTCCTCCAATTAAACCTGTAAATGTAACGCTTCCTTTTACTAATGCAATAATTCCTAATAAGTAATTATGTTTAATAGATATCAAAATACATACGCTACAAAATCTCAATCTACTGGAAGTTTATATTTTGTTAATACTATATATCCCGATATCCCAGTTTCAGATAACGATAATTATGTTATAACAGTAATGGGTGATAGATTAGATATACTTGCTCAAACATATTATCATGACTCTGATTTTTGGTGGATATTAGCGTCTGCGAATTCTTTAACTGGGGATTCTTTATATCCTCCAATAGGAACTCAATTAAGAATACCTACTGATATATTATCAATAGTGACTAGTTATAATCAAATAAATTCTGTAAGATAGAATGGATAATAAAATATCTAATATAATAGGTGCTGCTCTACCTCAATGGTTAAAAAAACAATTGTGGACTAGATACACAGAAAATTCATTGAAAAATAGATCTGATGCTAATTTAATATATCTAGCTAATAAAACAGCATGGATAAGAGTTGTATCTTCAGTTAATATAAATGGAAGTATAATAGATTCATCTCAGAATAAAGATCTTTCTTTACTTGGAGATATTCAATATTTTAGAGATACTTTGGGACTTACTAATATAAAAGAACCACAAGATTTAGCAAAACAATATATTTTATTTGGCGGAACATCTAAATATCTAGGAGCAAATAATCAAACTGCAAATTATCAATTAAGATCAGGAATAGATAATGATGGTTCATATGCTATGTTGGGAGAAAATGAAGTTAGTCAATATGGATATCGTCCAATGCCTGGAATAACTGGTGCTCAGATAGAAACTCAAGGTAGATTAGGATCAGTTAGAATGGCAACTATAAATTTTAAAGTGTGGGATAAAGTTCAATTAGATATTATAGACACGCTTTATTTTAAATTAGGATATACTATATTAATAGAATGGGCAAACACTATTTATCCAGTGAAAGATGAAAAAAACGGAAACGTAGAATATAATTCATCAGAATTTTTTTCTATTGATCCATTTGCCTTTGGTGCTACTAAAGAATCTATAAATGCTCAGATAGGAATTAATATGAGGAAATCTGAAGGGAATTATGATGGTATGTTAGGAATGGTAACTAATTTTAATTTTACTTTTAATCAAGAAGGCGGATATGATTGCTCGATTAAAGTTATAGGATTGGGAAGTTTAGCAGATACTATAAAAATTAATCATGCATCATCTTTAGAAGAAGTCGCTAAAGATCAAATTAAAAATTATGTAAATTTAATAGATAAACTAGATGCAGAAAAAGCTTATAAAGAAGCTAAAGAAAAACAAGATTTACAAAATAAAATAATTGAAATACAGAATAATCAAAAAGTAGAAGATTTAAAAAGTAAATCTCCTGATTATATATCTTTAATTAGTCAAAATGCGAGTGCATATACATATTATATAGATTCTTATGGATTTGCAAACAATAAATTTAATTATAATATAGCGCCTTTTTCAAATTATGGAGATGTATATACTGTAGAAAAATTAAAAGCTATAATTGCAACTAACGAAACTTATTTAAAGGGTACTTCTGTAAAATTAGACATAGCAAAAGCAAATTCAATCTTTGATGTAATAGTACCAGGCGCAACTATCGCTGATGCATTTTTTACATATGATAAATCCCCTAATCCAGTAAAAAATAAAAATTTTGGAGTTTATTCTTCTGGAAGTATAGAAGTAAATAAAACTAGTGATAGTAGAGCATTTTCTAAAATTGAATATATTAGTAATAATATTACAAAAAAACAATTAGAGTTCGTAAATTTTTCAAAAAATCCAACATTCGCAATAACTTTTGTAATTGCAGGACCTATAGAAATTCAATCTTCTAATAATCAACCACTATTTCAAAAATATGTAGATGATAGAAAAAATTATACTAAGATTAAAGATACTGAAACAGATCCTCTAAAACGCGGCGATCCTAAATCTTTTGTAAAATTTAAAGACGGAGATATAATAGCAAAAAAATTATATGATGATCCTGGAACTGTAGAATTTATAAATAAAAAATTTGATTCTGATTACAACAATGGAAGTTCTATTAAAGAAGTGATTTTTGAAGTAATTAATAATCCTAATACTGAATGGAAAATAAACAATGTTAGTATTTCTTATAATGATTCGCAATTACCAAATTTTAGTTTAAAAACAGATATAAAAATAGATGTTCCAGTATTTGCTTTAACAACAATATCAGCCACAAATCAATCGGGATACGCTAATGAATTAAAAGTAAATAAACAATCAACATTTATAACAGTATTTATTATTATTAATGATGTTGGATTAATAGCTGATATAATTTTTAATAGCGAAAAGCCTCAACAAAGTATAGATTTTGAAAAAGTTAAAATACAACAAGAAAATCAAAATCAGATTACTCATACGGAAATAAAAATACAAATACCAGATGAAGCAACTAAAACGCAGCAAGTTGAATCAGCTTTAAAAAATCAATCTAATATAGAATTAGTTCTAAGAGCAATTGAAATGTATTCTCTTAGTAAAAATTTAGCGCAATCTAATCAATCCATTGATAATCCACAAATGTCAGCATTTAAATTAACTAGCGCTGATAATCTACTGTTTTTAAAAAATATATTTTCTAATGGAATTTATAGAGAATTTTTTTATGATTTAATTTCTTCTAATGGTATTACAATAGATAATGCTTGGGGAAGTGGAGAAACATACATACAAAATTATAAAAAAAGTCCTGATAATGAAAAAATGCAAGTTCTTGCAAAATATGGATTTGCTAGTGCTATATTAGGAGGAAATGAACAGGGCATAGCAGGAGGTACTGAAGGAGTGCCTAAAGTAGATTACGAAAAATTATTAGTTTCTTATGTTATTCCATATAATCTAAATGATTCTACCGCTGGAGATATAAGAATCGTGTATCCTACATATATACAACTAGGATTTTTACTTATGATAATAAATGATCTTTGTACTATTTATGAAGCTGGTGAAGATGGAATATCTAAGCATCCAAAACCAATAGTTTATATAGATTATAATCCTGAAACTAATAGATGTTTGAGTCAACAAGCTCAATTTAGTACCAATCCATTTGATTTCATGATAAAAAATCAATGTCATGTTCAAAAATATGCAGAACTTTTTCCATCTTCTATCATAGATAAAAATAATAATCAAATAGCAAAATCAAGTGAAGCTAATTCTACTCCTACAGATTTATTTGATGTGTCTAAAGATGATTACTATTCAAGTCAAATGCCTAATTTTAGAGAAGATAACAATTATAGTGGAAAACACATGAGAGTTTTAGTTAGTATAGAATATATTTTAAATATAATAAAAGAGTATACTAAAAATGATGGAACTAATAGCGTTTATTTAAAACCATTTCTAGAGAGATTATGTAAAGATATGAATAATTATTTGGGAGCAATAAACGTGTTTAGGGTTGCTTATTATGATTCTTCTAATACGTTGTGTATAGTTGATGATCAGGTTCAACCTCTACCAAAAGGTCAAACGTCAGTAGATATAAGTAATAAAAATAATAACGGCCCTGATTCAGATGAATTACCTTTATATGGACTTACATCTATAGCAAGATCTATTAGTATTCAAACAGAAGTTAGTAGTAAATTAGGGAGTATGATCGCTATATCAGCTAATTCTAAAAGTGAAGATCAAGCTTCTATGGGTAAAAATGCAGGAAGTTTTGGATTTTATAATACTGCATATAAAGATAGATATATACCTACAAAAACTACTGCTACAGATAAAACACTAGATGATAAAAAAAATAAAATTGATAATAAATTAGATTCTCTAATTTCAGCTGCGACTATGTTTAATAATACTATAAAAAGTATTTATGGAAGTAGAAATCCATCAAAAGATAACATAACGCAAGCTACAAATTTTTATATTGATAGTATAAATAAAGTACAAAACAATAATCCAGCTACTAGAGCATCAGTAATGATTCCAGTATCTGTAACATTCACAACTGATGGAATTTCAGGATTTCATATGGGATCAGCATTTACCATTCCTGAAAAAATGTTACCATATACTTATTCTACTAGAAAAACTCCTGAAATGAGAGAGGGTAAAAAAGTGGGATTTGCATCTGTAGGCGTAAGTCATACTATTGCGAATAACACTTGGGAAACTTCTATAAAAGGACAAATGATATTTTTAAAAGATCCAAATGAATTTTCTGGAGAAGTATCTCAAATACAATATACTACAAAAAAACTTCCTTCTACAACCACGAATAATATAATACCAGATACATATGTATCAGCTGGTAATAATGGTATTAGAGCATTAGCTACTGTATATGGATATCCTGGAGATACTACTGGTGATCCAAATTCTTTAAAAGCGATAGGAAATAGAAATAATAAACTTATAGAAGGATCCTCGGTAGCTTTAAAAGAATCAACAGCGAAATATTTAAATATACTTTTAGGAGGTAAAGTTAAAGTTACATTTAAAGATAATACTAC